CAGGGTGGGGGTGGGGGTGGTGCCCAGGGCGATGGAGGCGTTGCCGCCGAGCAGCATGGGCTCCTCCTGGAGCATGAGGGAGCGGAGGAGGCCGAGGGCCGCCCGCGCCTTCACATCATCGAAACCCTGAGCGGCGTAGTCGGCCTCGAAGGTCACGAAGTCTTCCAGGCCCAGCCCGACATAGGCGGCGGTGTAGGGCGAAACGCTGGTGGCGATGGCACCGCCACGGTTGCCTTCAGACACGCCGGGGTGGGTGTTTCCGGTGTTGATGCCGGTGATCGCCTTCCAGCGAGTCGCCGTGTCACCACCACCGCCAACGCGGGGGATGTCGTTCCTCAGCATGGTCATGGCAGCCATGAAGGGGTAAAGCGCGAGGGCGGGAGCCTGGAGGTCGTAGTTGACCAGACCGAGGCTCTGCGTGAACGACTTGTTCAGCGCTTCGTCTGTGGTGCCGTTGGCCTGGGCGTTCTTCATGGCGTCCAGGGTCTCGTTGAGGTTCATGGAACCCTCCTGTGATTGCCCGGACTTAGCCGAGGCGGGTGGTGAGGATGGGACGGCCGCTGGTCGCATGGACCTTCTTCATGGCCGCCAGGGGATCGGAGGTTACGGGCTCGGCCCCGGCGCCTTCGGACTTCGTGATGGTCTGGTCTTCCTTGCCCTTTTCGATGGGCACAACCTTCAGGGGCTTCTGGCCCTTGAGGGTGGTCAGTTCGCGCTCCAGGTTGACGGCCTTGCTGATCGCCTCGTCACGTTCCTGATGCGCCTTGATCAGTTCGTCCTCCATGGCGGCGGCCTTCTGGATGGCCTCGGCGGCGTAAGCCTTCTCGTCATCTTCGCCATCCTCCATGTCCTCGAAGGGCTTCATGCACTCGACCAGGGCCGCGACGGCATCCTTCACCGCCTTCAGGTCGGCCTTGGTCTTCTGGGAATACTTGGCGCCCTTCTTCTCCAGGTCACCAGTATCCTCTCCCATCATCAGCTGGGAGTTGTCCGAATTGTCCTCCATGATTTCGGACGCGATGAAGGCGCGGAGGCGCCCACAGGCAACCTCCAGATCCGCCGCCTGGGCCGCGTCGCCCTCGGAGAGTTCCTTCGTCCAGAGCCAGAACAGGGCATCCAGGCAGGCCAGAGCCTGGCCGGCGTCCCTGATTTCCTCGCCGGCCCATGCCTTCACGATGTCAAGGCGCTCCGCCTTCTCGACGTCCACCGCCGGGGCATTGCCGGTGGCCTGGGTTTCGGGGCCGGACGTGATCGTGTTCTCGTCCACGGTGTCCTCCATCTTGACGAGGCCGATGATGGCCTCCGGGTTGGCGGGGCGGTCCACCAGGGAGATTTCCACCAGCTTGAGGCCCTCGATGACCTTCTTGTTCTTGCCGTTCCGCTTCGTGACCTTCCCACCGATGCTGAAGCCCTTGAGCACGCCAGTCTTCACCTTCCGGCAAGACTCGGCATCCACGACGAGGGCTTCCAGGTAGGTGCGGCCATCCTCCTGAACCTCACAAGCAATCGCAGTGCCCGCGGCGATGGGCTGGTGCATTTCCCGCAGGGCGCCGAACTTCATGTAGTCAGGGATGGCCTCCTTCATGGCCGTGGCGGTAACGGTCTCGCCGTCACTGTCCACCGCTTCGCTGGAGGCGATGCCGGAAACGGTCAGGGTGCCGTCATCGTTCTCGCTGACCTTGGTTATGTCGCCCCAAATCCGCATCGGTCCCTCCCTTTTCGCCACGGATTCTAGCACCAGAGGCTCTTTTGCAACAGCCCGATCAGGCCGCCCCGCGCTTGATGGGGAGGAGCCCACCCCCCACCAGGGTCCGGCCACCCGAGGTCGTGATCTTGGCCCGGATGAGGTAGGTGGCGCCATTCGTGCCGCCCGCGACCTTCTGAAGAGCCCATTCGCCCTGAACAGTGGCGGCCCCGCTGATCATGGCGCTGGTGTCCTCCGTAGTCCCGTCCTGGCGCTCGGCGGTGAACACCGGGGTGCCCGTGATGGTCTCCGCGCCCATCAGCAGGTTGTCAAACTTGACCGTGAGGGTGACGACCTCCTCAGGGTCCTTGGGGCTGAAGCTCTGGATCATGCGTTCACCTCGTATGTTCGGGCGGGCAGGGTGATGGCCCAGGTGCGGGCCTCAGGGGTGACGGCGGTGACGGCCACCGGAGCCATGGCGTATGTCCGGGCCTCCAGCGTCACCGCCCAGGCCCTAGCATGGACCTCAACATAGAAGCGCGGGTCCGTCTCCAATGGCCCCGCCATGGACAAGGAAGGCGCCCACGTAGCGAAGGCCAGCGATGAGGACGGAGCGCGGAGGACGAATTGTGCGGAAGGTGCCGCCGCAGATGTTGCCAGCGCTGCGGACGGAAGGCCAAGGTTCCGCGCTAGGCTCGGCGCTGGCCCAGACAGGGCCATAGCAGCCGGGGCCGGCACCTGAAGGACCTGCCCCACTGCCAGCGTTGGCGTTGGACCTGCAAGGGTGATGGACGTGACGGGGGGGGTGAGTGTGAACCCAATCGAAGGGGCCGGGCTGCCGAGAGTAAGGTTTGCCGGTCCTCCGATTTGCAGGGAGGTGGTGCTGGAGGTGGACAGCGCCGGCGCCGGCGCGGAGAACCCCATCGCTCCAGGTGCCGGGGCGCCCAGGACCGTCGTCAAAGAAGGCGCAGGTGCCCCGGTGCTTACCGACGCAGCTGCGGGTATCCCCAAAACCGAGACAAGGATGGCCGCAGCCGTGGCAAATGCCACCGCAGTGACGGGTGTCTGTAGACTCACGGAAAGAGAAGGCGCCGGTTCCGCCATGCTCATCGCCGCAGCGGACGGCACCTGTAACACGATGGCTTGCGACAAGGCAGGCGCGGGTTCCGCAAGGGCCATGGTGGCCGCCGGAACGGCCAAGCTGACCGTCAGCGCCGGCGCTGCTGCGGATGTGACGATATTCGTCGGCGTCGGTAATTGCAGTACAACTTGACTGCCCAGCGTAGGTGCGTTGCTCGCTAGCGAGATGGCAGCCGAAGGGGCTTGCAATGACACCGATAATGTAGGTGCATTGCTCGCAGACGCAATGGTGGTGGGCGTTGGGCACGCCAGTGAAATTTGAACAGTAGGCGCTGGCTTGCCTGTGGCGATATTCGTCGGCGTAGGACAATTGAGAACCGTCCCCCCGCCCGAGGCGGGCTCCCAGAACTCCGACCCAGTCACGGCACCAAGAACCCCTTCATCCCGGAGGTTCTGAGCCGTGGCGCGGGTGGTCCAGAGCATGACTACTTAGCTCCGATGGCGAGGGTGCCCAGGGTGACGCCGGTGCTGGTCGTGGTCGTCCAATACATCGCATTTATGCAAGCGTTGGCCCCGACTTTGGGCATCCCAAGCGCCGCGAAGTCCTTAGTGTCCGCGTAATTCGCGGTGAGGCTCATGAACGGCGCCAGCCGCTTGATCGCCGTGACGCCGAAACTGCCCGCGGTGCCAGTGGTGGCGCTGAGCGTCACGCTGTCCACGGTCTTGATCCACTTGCCCACGGTGCCAGCGGGCGGCTGGATCGGGAGCATCCGGTATGCGGGCAGGGAGGCCGCAACGGTGACGGACACGGACCCGGTGGAGGCATCGTTGTAGGTCACGGCACAGGTGGCGGTAACACCGGTGGAACCCGTGGCTGAATACCACTCCAGATACCACTCCACATCTGAGTAGTCCGAAGCGCAGCGCCCGTCGCTTACTGGTGAGGTCATCGCCGCGCCGGTGGACTGGGCTGTGGTCACGGTCCCGCTGAGGCCGCCCATGTGTCCCAGGCGATCCACAAGCCACTTGCCTTGACCGGCGTTGGCCTGGGCGATGGAGCCCCACAGCAGGCGGCAGGTTGCGGTGCCGGGGTTGACGTAGTTCGGATTGTAGGCTCCGAGTGTTGCGTAGGTGGGGTTAGCCCATGCTCCGGGAGTCGCACCCGCCGCAGGCGCCCCGCCCTCCTGCCACCCGGAATACCAGTTGGAGGCCACGGCGGTTAGGCTGGTCTTGTAGATGTTGAACCGCCCACCCGCACCGCCTCCGCCGCTGGCGGCGAGGGCGGAGACTACATCTGAGGTAGTCGCAAAATCCGTCATGGCGCGGCCTCCAGATAGATGGGCGCGAAGGCAGACTCAATGCCCTCCAGGTAGACCACCGTCTGCCCGTCATCGGCGGTGCCGACAGAGGCCACTGTGTGGACGCCGGGGAAGGCGTCAGCAAATGGTGGAAGGACGATGACGCGATCACCGGGATTCATTTGAGCCTCCTACTAGGTGAGCGTGAGCCAGCCAGCGGCGTTCTGCGTGAGCGTCACGGTGTTGCCCGCAGCGAAAGACACATCGGCGGGAGCGGAATCAAGAAGTCCGTAGCCGATCAACGGGTTCACCTTGCCGTTCAAGGTGCCATTCGCCCGGAGCACGTAGTAGCGGGCCGAGAACCCAGCACCTGAGCCGGTCCATGAAGGATTGTTCCCCGTCTTGAACGCCGCCGTGCCGGAAGTCTGCGTGAACGTGGGCGAGGTCAGGGCGACTCCGCCTGTGGTGTAGCCGTTTCCGTTGGCCACTTCGTTCGTGAGGTCGGCGGAAACAGCCATCGTAAGCGCCGGGGTGAAAGACGAAGTGTGCAGCGTGACCACGAACGAGTTGGCGTCCATGTCGAACGTCCCGTTCCCGATGTCGGCCTTAAACGAGTTGAACAGGGTCAATCCAGAGGGAGCAGCCATGGGTTATTCCTCCTCATTAGGTTGCGTGAGAACCGGAAGCAGATCGCACCGGCAGTTAGGGTGGAGAGGCGGATCGCCTCCGGGGAACTCGGAATCCAGGGCCACGACCATGCCGTCCATGGCCTGACAGTCCTCGCATACCTCGTCCTGGGACACGAGCCACTGTTTGGCATCCACCACGCCGGACTCGCGGTAGCCCATGAGGTTGCCCTGGATGTCGGCGGCGGCGGTTTCCGTGCGGGCGATCATTTCACTCCGGGCGTCCCCGAAGCCGGCCGCGTCCTGGATGGCATCCGCCAATTCATCGTTGCTCAAGCCGCCCGTGATGGCCTGACTGACCAGATCCCTCAGCCCTTCGCGGGTGGTTTCGTCAATGCCTGTGACTAGCCGGGCCGCGTGTTCCTCCGCCCACGCGATGGCCTTCGTGTTCGCCTGGGTGAGCATCTCGTCCAGGGCATCCTCGCTCATGGTCCCGGTGAACTTAAAGATCTGGTCCAGAGCCTCGCTGGAACCATCCATGGCGATGCGGCCCAGCTCCTGTTTGAGCAGGTCCAGGAACGCCTCGCGCTCCTCCACCGGCAACGCCGCCAGGATCGCCTCAAGCTCCTCGCGGGTGAACTCAGCCTTGGCGATCTTTTCAGCCCGTAGATGAGCCAGCACGGCGTCACGGATGCCGGCGAAGTATCGCTTGGTGGCCGCCAGGATGCGCTTCTCGACCCGCCGGGCGATGGGACGGTTCCGGGTCAGGGGAGCTAGTGCCCTTTTTTTTTGAACCTTCTCGGCGCTGCGATTAGAGGCAGGGGGGAGGCCGGAGGCCGAGTCACGGTCCCCCCCCTGGGGAGGCTTCGGCTTTGCACCCGGCATCCCGGTCGGATCGCCTTCACCACCCAACTCGTCCTCACCGGCTCCACCGAACAGCCCTGGAGGGGGCGGGGGATTCAATTCCTTTTTCTGCTCAGGGGTCAGGGGATTCTTGCCCAAGTCCTCGCGCACTTCGTCCGGGGTGATCACCTTCATGTCCACATATGCCTTGTGCACCTCGGCCTTCACCTTGGGGTCCGTGATTTCCTCATCTGCCCAGGCGAACTCAAGATCATCCGCGCCCCAGCACCGGACCAGGACCTCGTTCATGACATCGGCCCACCACTCCTTCAGCGGTTCCAGGCCCTCGGCCCGAGCCGTGACGGAGTTGGTCTGAGCCGTGGCCCGATTGTTGTCCTTCACCAGCGCGGAGGGGCTGATGCTGAAACACCAACAGATGATCCGCGCCATCCACTCGTCCAGGGGGTCAGTCAGTTGGGGGTCCTTCAGGGGCTTCGTGTCCATGCCGCCCGGGACCACGATGAGCTTGCGCCTGGCCTCCAGGTTGCCCGTCAGGATGGTGTCAAACCAGTCCTGAGCCTGTTTGATCTGGTCGGGGTTCCACATTTCCGGGGCGCCCACCAATTGCTCGGGGATGTTGCCGGCCGTGTAGTAACTGATCAGGTGGAGCTGTCGCTTCAGGCCCAGGTTGATGATGTTCACCGCCTGTTCGACCGGGCTCATGCCGTAGAACCGATGGCTCCGCAGGTTGCGCGGGGCATAGATCAGTTCATCCAGGGTGTAGTTGTTTGCGGGGAGGCCCTTGATGATCTGCTGATAGGCAGCCTCGGGCGGGAGGGGGCGCCGACCGTTTTGATCCACGAGAATTTTGATGGTGGCGCCGTCCATGACCTCGGGGATCTTGAAGCCCTCGGCCATCGGTCTCAGGTAGATCGTGGGGGCGTCAATAACCAGCAGATCCTCCAGCAGTTGCCTCTGCCACTGGCGGAAGGTGTGGACCAGATCGGGCCGGCGAAGCGCGGTCTGCACCAGATTCGCCCGTTCCTGGGAGGGCTCGGGCGCCTCGTCATTCAGCTTCTTCGGGCGGATGACCCAACGCTGAGCCTCCATCTGATCCTTGCGGGTTTCGATGGCGATACGCATGAGGTCCAGCCCGCCCGCCGCGGGGTCAGCGATGCGCCGCAGGACATCGAACCCAACGCCGGACTCGCTGGCCTCGCTCTTGGGACGGTAGTTAAGGTTGACGCCCATAGGGAAGTCAAAGGGGCGGCCCTTCACTTCCTCTGGAGCCTGCGGAGGCAGTGGTTTGTTGGGGCCGAACCAATCAGGCGCTTCACCGGTTTTGACATATCGGATCGCGCCAGCAATTCGCTCGATCAAGCCGGGCTCAAAGGGCGTTGCCTTTCCACCAGCCGGGGTTTCAGGTGTCGCCATGCCAGCCTCCTGTCAGGGGGGATTTTAACCGCCGGCGTCGGCTTTCGCCATCAACTTGGATTTCGTCGCCTCGGCTTCCCGGCGGAGGTATTCAAAGAATCCCATGCCGCCCCCGCCCGAGGACAGGTAGCTCAAGGCGCCGTCGAAAGCGTCCACCTGGTCGTCATGGGCCGCGTTGGGGAAGGTGGCGAGCTCATCCACGAAGTCAGAGACCCACGGGGCACCCTCGGGGAGATAAACAAGCCCGGCCTCCAGTATGGGGGTCACGGCGTTGGCGCGGGCCACCTTGTCCCGGTCCACAGGGATGGGGATGATCGGGATGCGGGTCTCGCGCTTCATCTCCTGTATCAAGCTCTGGCCGCTGGCCTTGTCCTCAACCAGCACTACGGACGGAGCCCACTTGGCGGCCTGTGCCGGCACCGCCCGCTTCAATTCGGGGAACTCCACCTGTGCCCTCCAGACATCTAGGACAAAGTAGCGGTTCTTTCCGGCCCCCATGGTGACACACACGCTGAAGTCCGCCTGGTCGCCCTTCTTGAAGGCCGTGTCCCAGAACTGGACCACATTCGTGATGCCCAGGTCCTTGACCAGTTGCCGGGGGTCATCCGTGGTCACACGATGCCATTGCCACCAGTCCCGCTTGAAGATGGCACCCTCTGCCGCCGCCGGCCGCTGTTGGTAGAGGCTGGCCCACACGCGAGAGCCCACGGCCCGCTTGATCCTGTCCAGTTCCTCAATTGAGTAACGCTCTGGATGGAGGGGGTCGCCCTCCTTCCTCAAAAGGCGCCCGTCGAAGGTGCTGAACTCGTCCTGCTCTGCCACGGCCGGGAAGTTTATGACCGTCCAGAGGTCGCCCTCGCCGTCCTTCATCTGCTTCAGTAGCCGGCCCACAAGATCGTCCTCGTGCCAGCGGGTGAGGATAATCAACATACCGGCGCCCGGCATCCGGCGGGTGTAGAAGGTGGACTGATACCACTCCCACACCTTGTCCCGGTAGGTCTTGCTGTTCGCCTGTTCGGCATCCTTGATGGGGTCATCAATTACCAGGATGTCGCCGCCCATGCCCATGATGCCACCGCCCACGCCCGCGCTACGGTAGGAGCCCTTGTGGTCCAAGACCTCAAATAGCTCTGAGGTCCGAACTCGTGTGCCGTCACGTCCGGCCTTGAGCCCAGGAATGCGGGTCTCAGGGAAGATCCACCCGTATGTCGGGTCGTCCATGATGCGCTGGACATCACGGTTGATGCGGTTGGATAGGTCAGCCGAATAGCTGGTGGAGATGATCGCCAGGTCGGGATTCCTGCCCAGGGCATAGGCTGGGAACCGTCGGCTCACGATCTCGGTCTTGCCGTGGCGTGGCGGCGCCTCAAGGATCAGGCGGGGGGATTTCCTGGCCTCAACATCATCAAGGAACTGGTCCAGGGCCGTCGCCACCTCATGCGCGAACCACCCGGCCTTGTAGCCGGGGAATGTCTCGATGATGAAGCGGATGAGTTTCTTGCGGGCCAGTTCCCGTTTGATGTCAGCCAGGGGCGGGAGGTTCTTCACGGGCTATGCCTTGGGCGTGGGCTCGGCATCCGGGGCGGGGTCGATGGCACAGGTCTGGTAGATGGCCTCCAGCGCCTCCAGTTGGTCCGTGGAGAGTTTGGACAGATCCAAGGCTGGGGGCATCGCGCTCCCATCCGGCAGGGTGGGAGCCACCAATGTGGGGGCGTCAAGGCCCCGCAGGGCCGCCCGGCGCTGCTCGATACGCAGCAGGGTGTCGGCCACCCTGGGGTTGCCGCGCTGCGGCCAGAGTTTCAGTTGCATGGCGTCCAGCCGCTCCTCCTGCATCCGGCGCAGTTGCTTGGCGCTCTGGGCAGCCGTGGCCTCCAGGTCGTCCAACGCATCGCTGATGAGCTTGTGCACATGCTGCCGGGACTTCAGCTTCAGGGTGTCCGCGATGGCCTGCAGGGTCGCCCCAGCCTTCCGCAGTTCCATCGCCTGGTTCGTCAGTTCCATAACGCGCAGGTGCTTCTTGCCGGTTCGCGGGCTCCTAACCATGTCAATTCTCCTATACTGTCAACATTTTGACATGCTGCCTTACTCCTCGGGGGTCTGTGGTTCCTCTGGCAGGGCGCCAAATTCGACGGGGCCCACCGCCTCGGTGGCCTTCTTCGCATCGCCCTTGATGAAAACCAGGACATTCTGGTGGACTTTGCAGAGCTTGCGGCTGGATTCGAAGCTCCGGCCGGCCCGGATGGCGGCGCTGCCCACGGCGTTGACCAGGATGCCCTCGTTGTAGAAGGCGGCCCCCGCCTGCTCGAACATGCCAATCGTGTGGGGGACGAAGCTGCGGTAGTTGCCCTTCTTGTCCCGGACATCGCCCACTACCCAGACGATGAAGGCGTTGGGCTTAAGCCTGGCCACGGCCTTCTGGATGATGCCGTTGTAGAGGCGCAGGAACTCCGGGTATTCCTTGTTGCTGATGTCGGCCGGGTCGTCGCTGTAGACCTCCAGGTCCGCGTAGGGCGGGCAGCTTAGGATCATGTCGGACTGGAAGTCATCGGGCAGCACCTGGTCCATCAGCAGGCTGTCGGTGCAGATCCACTCCGGTTTCGGGAAGCCCTTGCCGGGGAAGATTTCGTCGGCCTGATGGCGATTGGCGTTCACCTGCTCCTGCCGAAGTTCCAGGCCCATGTAGCGGCGGCCCAGCAGACCGGCGACGACACCACGGACGCTGCCCCCAGCGAAGGGGTCCAGGACCAGGCCGGAGGGGGGGCAGAACCAGCGGTAGGCCAGTTCGCATAGCACGGGGTCGAAGATGCTGGTGCCCGTGCTGTAAGCGCCATCCTCGAGGGGCTGGTAATACTTTTCCAGGAACTCGGCGGTAGTCAGTTCATGGCCCACATGCGCCTCTGCCGCCGCCTTCTTGTCGTAGAAGGCGGGGTCGTTGCCCGACCAACTGGTGAACAGCGTTCCCCCTGTTCCCTTGGCCGCCTCCCGCTTCATCTTGTCTGGCTGCAGCAGCGTGTCGCTCATCTTCAGCAGGTTCTCGCCCCTCCCCACCTCGGACTTGATACCAAAGGTCAGCCACGCGCGCTTACGGTCCTGCCAGTAGCCCTGCCGGCTGTCGAGGATGCTGAAGGGGGGCACACCGAAGCGCTCGGCCAGGGTCGCGGAAGCTGCGCCCTTGTCCGGCCCCGCCCCACCATCGGGCTCCTTACCGGCCAGTTCGTCCAGCAGGGCCTGTAGCCCGGCATCATGGGTTTCGACATCGGCCAGCAGCTGGTCCAGGATGGCCTGGTCTCGGGTGGCCAGTTCGGTGATAGGGTCCAGGACGGCGAGGGCCAGGCGCTCCTCCTCCTCGCTGAGTTCCACGATGGTGGCCGGGATGGTCGGCAGGCCCTGGCGCATGGCCTCCTCCACTCGGGCGTGCCCGTCCAGCACATGGCCCGTGGTCTTGTTCACGATGATGGTCTTCAGCCAACCTAGCTCATTAATGCTCCCCCGCAGGGCGTCCATTTGGGTGCCAGGGTGGCGACGGAAGTTCAGCGGGTTCGCCAGCAGGTCCTCTGGTTTCACATCGCCATGCCCCACGATGCGGGACTTGATCAGGGCGGCGGCGTGTTTGGGTTTTGCCACGATCTGCCTCCTTTTGGGCACAGGATAGCAGGTTGGGGCGCGATAAAGCCCCCTTTCGGGGGCTTCTTTGGCGGTTCCTGGCCTTACCACTCAAACCCGAGGGATTCCATCGCCGCCCGGAACTCAGCCATCAGGGCGGGGAGGCTGGAAATTCATGTTGGGTCATATCCCGCTGCTTTCAAGGCCATCACAACCTTGGCTAGCAGTTCCTGGTGAGACCCGAAGCGGCTGGCGAACTCTCGCGGCCCGGCGTGGAAGGCGTGGCGCCCTGTGCGGTGGCAAGCGGCGCAGAGGCTGATGGCCTGATGGTCGTCGGCCTTCTGCCCCATGCCCTGGCCCTCGCGGGGGTGGTGTGCCTCGCTGGGTGGCGGGGCTCCGCAGACGATGCAGGGCAGGGCACGAACCAGTGCCAGGTGTTCCGGGTCCTCCACCCGCCCCACCTTGATGCGGGGGGCGGGCTTGCCCTTGCGCCTGGGTGTCAGGCGCTTGGGCCGGAGGGGGGACCTGCGGAGCATGATCAGCCGAGGGTGTTGGGCAGGGGGCGATTCTTGGGAGCGGGATTGGAGGATGGGGGGAGCCGGTGAGCTGGGCGTTAGGCGCTACTCGGTGATCCCAAGGAATTTAAGAGTGGTTGAAAGGCTTGGAGACTTGCCGCCATTGCCAGCGAACACGGCGGCGCTCTGCGGGTGTGTCCCGCGAGGTTCGCCACCAGATCCGCCACCACTTTCCGAGTCGTTTCATGGTTCCTCCAGATGGACAGGCTCAGTTGAAATAGAAGCGACAGCCCGTGCAGGCGGCATTGATGGGCTTTGCCCGATGGATGCAGACCACGCAGGGGAAGTGCAGGTTGAACGAGTGGAGGTCGAACCTGAACCGATCCTCGTTCTGAGGCTGGGCTGTGGCTTCTTTGGTTTCGTCAGCGAGGCTCATAGGGCTCCTGGACAGTGGCGTTACCACCACCGTCCCATGTATTGGTGAAGGGGTTTCCAGTCGCCCGTTGCAAGCGCGAGATTGGCTTGCCGAGCTAGGTTTCGGAAGGCTTCCACCTTCTTGTCCCTGTAAAAGACCTGGAGATATGACCGGGACTTATTGGCAGAGTGCGCGTTGGCTCCGCTGTTATGGAGTTCAAGCTGGCGGCAGAGGTTATCCAGTTCGGATTTATCAATGGTCGCGGGTTCGCTGGGGGTGTCAGTCAAGGCGTCTTCCTTCCGAGGGTCGTGCAGATGAACAAGATCAGGCCGAAGCCGGGTCTTGTTGGTTGAAGAGGGCCGGGCCGGGAGTGGCGGCCGCAATGCGGCAGGTCGCCATGGTGGCATAGTCCGGGTTGAGTTCGATTCCCAGGAAGTTTCGCCCGTTCTTCATGGCGACCACGCCCACGGTTCCAGAACCGGCGAACGGGTCCAGGACGGTCCCGCCCTTGGGGCATCCGGCCAGAATGCACGGCTCCACCAGGGCCTCGGGCATCACGGCGAAGTGCGCTCCGGGAAAACCCTTGGTTGGGATGCTCCAAACATCGCGGCGGTTGCGTGTGGTCCCATCTGCCGCATCCTCTCGGATGGCCTCGCTGTCGTAGTGATAGCGGGGATACCGGGTTAGCAGGAACAGGTGTTCGTGGGAGTTGCTGGGGCGGTCTACCACAGAATGGGGCATAGCATTGGGCTTCTGCCATATGACGTCAGACCTCAAAATCCAGCCATCAGCCTGGAGGGCCAAGGCTACCCGCCAGGGAATGCCGATGAGGTTTTTGACCGGCAGGCCGAACCCTGTCTTGTCTCGGCGCTTCCTAGCTTCTTCTTGATGGGTCTTCCCGCCAGTCAATGTTGTAGTTTTCCCTGTGCTGCCCGTAGGGGCCGAAACATAACTGTCGCCCAGGTTGAGCCAGAGGGTGCCCTCGGGCTTGAGCATCCGGCGCACTTCGCGGAACACTTCAACCATGGCGCGGGTGTAGTCCTCCGGGGTTTCCTCCAGGCCCATCTGCCCTTTGTGTCCGTAGTCCCGCAGGCCCCAATAGGGCGGCGAGGTGACGATACAATCCACCAACCCGTCAGGCATGGCTTGGAGGGACTGAAGGGCATCGCCGTTGATGATCTGAAAATCAGGCATTGAGGTTCCTCCAGATGGACAATGGCTAAATGGACTTGAGGGCAGACTGGACCCGCGCCTTGACTCGGGCTTCCACCGCACGGTCAACCATCTCTTTCAACTTGGATGAATCCCCGATCACCTGTGCGACCATGGCTTCAACGGCAGCGTTCCAATGATGTTTAACTCGATCCTTAATGTGGTTCTCGGTATTCAAAGCGAGGCTTTGGTCCGTCACAGCAAGCCGCACTCGGCGCTCGATGGCACTCTTGATTTCTGCCTCGGTGATTTCGATTTCCAGTTTCATGGTTCCTCCAGATGGACATTCGTTGAAAGGGTGCTGGGGGCGGGTCACGACTCCCGCTTTGGTGCGGCATTCGTCCTTGTGAGGTGCCACGGACTTTTCTCGGTTACGGTTGCGACCCGTTTACCTATGTCGTCTGTATTCGACATGCCCCAGCGGATCTTGGGCATTCGTTAGACGGTCGGGGGTTCAGGGAGGGGCATCCAGTGGGTCGGCTGGCAACCGTCCTCGATGGGCGCATTGGCATCAGCTTCCCAATCACGGGACCACTCATCACCTTCCCCGGTGTAGATGGCGATGG